CATCAGGTCATCGAGCTGCAGATGGTTGCCGGTCAGGCACCGATGGAACGTGCAGATATTGCTGGCATTTTCATCGGCAACAACACGCTCGATGCAATGCACGATGAAAGCTACCAGTTTTATTACACAGGTGGTTTTGATGAAAGCACCAGCAGCCGCCTGACAGGAAGAAACAAGCGTTATGGCGAACTGGCGCAACCTCCCGTTCCCGGATACGACCAAGAGGCATTTTTCTGCCCGACACAGTTAGGTGGTGGCCGCCCCGGCTTTTCTCATACCTACACTCCAACATCGCAAACAAAATTCGGCGTTTACGCAGCGATTCCCAATGGCACGCCATATCGCTTGAACTGGGAAGTTATTAGCGTTCCCAAGCTTGAAGGCAAGAAAAAAGAAGATGCACAAGAGGAAGCCGCAAAGCAGTACCGAATTGTGGCTCAGGCTGATATGGATACCGTACTTGGCGGACAGGATCTTTCCGAGCCGTATCAAAGCGGTATGCCTGGCGTGGGCAGGAACTATGGGCGCCATGTCGGGATTGTGGAACATCAGGGCTTTATGGTCCCATCGCCTGATGCCGAAGAAGGCACTGGCACCCGTGTGCGATTTGTTAACAAGGGTGATCGTATCCGTATTGTTGTTGGTTACGGCAGGCAGGATCGCAAACCAACTTGGTCACGTGACGGAATTACGCAAGGCGCAAATATCAATACGGAAGACGTGCGCAGCACCACTGATAATGAGAACGTGCGTTACGACGCGCAATTCAAATTAGGTGCATACTTTCTTATTGGGCGTGCGTTGTTTCGCGTTGTAGATCGCAGCAGTTTTCTGTATGAACCCGGTAAGACAAGTCATGTAGACGTGTATCTGGAGTGCATTGAAACCTGGAGCCGTCAACAGAACAAGATTGGCATTGTCGGCGTAAACAAGGTTGAGAAAGCCGACTTCTTGACTGGTCCAGACATCTCGGAAGCTTTCTTCCCGATCTGTCAGGTTGAGTTAGCAAACATAGTCAACAATAAGGACTGCGATGTAACCGAGATCGGCATTAAGTCGAACGTATGGCTGCGCTTCGACGGTATTTGTAATTTCAACGCTATCCCAAATCCAGAAACGTTAATCAAGAAAAACGAGAAAAAAATTCAGCTCTCAACTTCTTACAGGAACACGTATGGCACACGCACGTCACATTTCCTGTTGTACGTCCGTCCCGCAAACGAAAATCCCGATGGGTCTGCGAGATGGGTGTTCCTAAAAGGTTTCTGCGTTAAAGGCAGCGTTCCAGTTGATCAGTTTAATTTTGTTCGCATTTTTCACCCACAACGCGGACGTTATGAGTTTCGTATCCGTCCGGTAAGTTCTGGCGAACATGTTTTTACAGGTGATCCCAATGCTGTTGTTTGGCAGCTAGATGCAACTGCTGAATACAGCGAAGAAACACTTGAAACCGAGTACGGCACTTTTACTGTAGGCACTAAATACCGAGCATTTATAAATAAAAATACTTGGTCTTTAAAAGAAATGATTGATCGTCCCAGCACATTTGGGACGCAGACTACCGCCACAATTACAGGCAAAGGTGAGCAGCCTCGCAGTGTCAGCTATCAAGGCATGGTCAGTTATGGAACAAATACTTATGCAGATAACTTTAAAGAAAGCAATGTTTGGTCACTTAAATCCGGTCTAGATCCCTATTTCAATGGCTTAGGCTCAAACGCAACGCACACGTTTGATATTGTTTATACGGATGAAGGGCAAGGCCTTAACAATAACCGTGAAGTAACACTACGTGTCAGGCTGCGCTCATACCGTCAGTCGCGTCCGGGCGTCGATCGTGACCTTTGGTGGCGCGTTGATCGCGTTGATGTAGTCACTGGCAGTGGTCGTTGGACTGATGGTGATGTGTTTCGTAAACGCCGTTTCTTGGATGGTTTTGGCGCGGAGTGGGAAACAATCTTCCGCGTTGACGGCATCAAAGACGAGACGATCACCGTACCGGTCACGATTGGGCGTAAGTTCGAGGAATATCCCGGCATTGCCGAAGTATCGCATTACGGCGATTTGATCAAACACTCCTGCGATGACGCTCCAGAGCACGAGATTGTTTACGTCAACGAATCGCTTGAAGAGCGTCTAATTCCGCAATACGAAAACTTGGCAATGGCTGGCTTGAAGATGAAATCAGGCTTCAACATTAATAACGTCGATCAACTGCATCTATACATCAAAAACGGGGTCAACGTGGAGCTTTTGACCGACGGCGGCACGGGTCCAAGCAACCTGTTTACTGATCTTGCTTACTACTTGCTAACAAATAGCGATATCGGCGTTGGCGGTATCATTTCGCAACAGTTAATTGATCGTGAACAGCTAGCCGCTACAGGTCGCTATCTACGTGCCAATGGGCTGTTCTTCGATGACGTAATTTCAGATGGCATCAACGTGCGCTCTTACTTGGCGCGTATTGCCCCATCCATGCTGTGTAATTTAACTAGCAAGAACGGCATTTTCTCGATTGAACCCGCGCTGCCAATCAACGCAAGCAGCATCATTGATGGGACGCAAGCCGTGCCTATCAGCGCCATTTTTACCGATGGCAATATTATCGAAGACAGCTTTAACCTTGAATACCTCGGCCTTGAAGAGCGCAAAATGTTCCAAGCCGTTATTCGTTATAGGAAAGAACGCCAAAATAAATTCCCCGAAGAACGCACCGTTACTGTCCGCTACAAGGGCGATGAAGACAAGCCAATCGAAGAATTTGAACTGTCGCACGTAACGTCAACCAGTCATGCAATTAAGGTTGCAAAGTTTTATCTGTCCCTCCGTAAATACGTCACACATTCCATCAGCTTCAAAACTACGCCTGATGGCAATGCCTTGCAGCCGGGCGACTGGATTAAGGTCGCTACCGCTAGCAGCCCATACAACCCAATCAGCAATGGTGTTGTTAAAAATGACGGCACCGTTATTAGCACAGAACCGTTGACCGCTGGCTCGTATTCAGTTTTTTACTGGGATCGCAGCAGCGAAAACATTGCTGAAGGCACGCTAGTGATTGGGTCAGATGGCATTGCCACTAGCTTGCGCGGCACGATCTTCTCGGTGAAGAGCGCCACTGAATCGAATTATCTCAACGTTTACCAAATTGAAGCGCTGGATATTGACCAAGACGGCATTGTGGGCATCAAAGCAGTTGAATTTCCGGTTGACACTGCAGGCCGCAGTATCATTGCTCAAGACGTGACGCCACGTTCAGGGCAGTTTGACGTAATCGCTGACGTACTGGATTGATGGCCTACCCCAGCATTGCCCCAACAGGTCGCAGCTTCAATGCAGGCGATTACCCGTACAAAACGTACAAAGCGCAAAGCGGCAAAGAAGTACGCATCCTGTACGGCGACAAACGTACTGGCATGACACTGGATCTGTCGTACGACAACATTGCGGATACAGCAGCCGACGATTTCATCACGCATTACGACGAAACCAAGGGTGGGTTTAGCAGCTTCACGCTGCCCGCCGCCTTTCGTACTGGGTGGAGTGGCAACACTGCTGCGATTGACGCTGCAACGGGTAATGAGTGGCGTTACGAAAGCCCGCCGCAGATCACATCGGTGCGCCCCGGTATTAGTAGCGTTACAGTGAAGCTGGTGGGTGTCCTCTGATGGCCAAGGTTTATACGGGCAAAGATGGTCGCCTGCTGATTGACGGCACCCAGCAAATCAAGGTGAGTAGCTGGAGCATGACCGGCAACCTTGAAACGCTTGAAACCACCACGCTCGGCGACAGCCAGCGCACTTTTGTCCCTGGCGTGCAGGAATTTAGCGGCAGCGCCAGCCTGCTGTATTACAACGACGGCAACGGACGCAATGATGCTGCCACAGCTCTGAAAAAAGTCTTAAAAATCGCTGGCGTTGGTGAGACTGATACGGTTGATCTGCGCTTGCGGCTAGTCGAAGGCAACACCAATCATGATGTGCGCCTAACCGCGTATATCACCAGCGTTAGTTTTGGTGCAAGCGTTGGTGAAGTTAGCCGCGCAGACATTTCATTCCAAGGCACTGGTGCGTTGACGGCGGTGACGATCTGATGGGCATTTACCTTGGCAATATCGGCAACATTGAGCTGACCCGCAAATCGTTGGAGGGCAGCAAGGAATCTGTTGTCAACCCAAGCGACGTTAATACCGAAAAGGATCGTTTTAGTTTTGATTTTGACGAAGGCTATTTAGTCAACGGCGATTTTGTTGAATTTGCGACAACCGACGGTACAGATTTAGATTTTGTTGATGCAACAGGCTGGACCGCCGGCTCAGTGCAACCAAGCGGCAACTGGTACGTTTTTATTGATGAGCTAGGCGGCATCAAACTTTACGACAATTTTGATGACAGCTTGGAGGGCAGCAGCGCAGGGCTTGTGCCGCTTACCGCAATCGCGCGCGACATTCCAATCCGCGTCACCATCCGCGATCGTGATACACGTTTGTTGGCAAATGTAACCGAATACGAACTAAACACAAGCCGCGAAACTGTTGATATTACGTCGCTTAGCGATGAGCACCGCCAGCAATACAGCAGCTTGATTACAGGCAGCGGTCGTCTAGTGGCTCACTGGGATTACACAAACGTGGGCGGAAGCGAGCCAGTTCACTATTTGATGCAACTCGTACTTAGAACAGAAATAGGTTCTTCGTTCCGCGGAAAATTTTACGTTAAGGCGGAAGACACAACAGCGCAAACCGGCGACTTTTACGCCACGCAAATCAATGACGCCTTGTGGTGGGAGTTTGACGCACTGGTGACTAATGCAGCCGTCAGCTTTACGCCTGACAGCCTTGTGGTTGGCACCATTGATTTTGTGGCTACGGGTCCCATTCGCCTGAAGGCACGGACACAGCAGAAGCGTTACCTGCTGCAGGAATCCGGTGACAAGATCGAACTTGAACAGGATCCAGCGTCTTACCTGCTATTGGAAGAACTGGAGTAAGCCCTAGACTGGGTTTAACTGTAAGCACTGCCAGGAAGCTGCGGGCATGGCCGATCTCAGGATTACGGAACTGGCGGCACTGGCTGGTGGCGACCTAGCGGCGGGCGACCTACTGGCGATTGCCGACATCAGCGCCAGCGAAACCAAAAAGATCACTGTTACGGATCTAGTTGGTAACGCCACCACACTGATCGCCGACGCCACCATCCCCGGCGCCAAGATCCTGTTTGGCAGTCAAGAGATTGCTGGCACGGCACTGGAAGATGGTGCTGTTGATACGACCCAGTTGGCAGATGAAGCCGTAACAGCAGCCAAGCTGGCGGATGAATCAACTGTTGATCTGGTCACAACGCTGCCCGCGTCTGGTGCGTTTACTGGTCAGATCGCTTTAGACACCGACGACGACAAGGCATATATCTGGGACGGCAGCCAGTGGGTCAGCTTCAAAGCAGCCGGCAGCATTAACAGTGTTGTTGGCAGCAGTAGCGGTGTCGTCAATATCAGCGTCAGCACGTCTGGCGATGAAGTCACAATTAGCACCACGCTGGACAACACCAGCGCCGCCGGTCAATTCTTGGCTGGTCCCAGTGGCACGGCTGGTGCGGTTAGTTATCGCACAATCGCTTCTGCTGATCTTCCGACGGCCACAACATCTGCAAAGGGCGCCGTTCTTGTTGACGGCGATGGTTTAACGCTAAGTGGCGATCAAATTCAGATCGACAACACCGTCACTGCTAACACAAGCGAGTATCACCTAACGCAATACGACGCCAACGGTCTTGTTACTGCAGGCCGAGAGATTACTGCAGCAGATTTGCCGCCCGCTACATCTGGCACGATTGGGGCAGTAACACCCGGAACAGGCCTTAGCGTTTCTGAAGTTGGGACGTTAAATCACACAAATGTCAGTGATGTTGGCACGTACACGAAGGTTACGATTGACGCCCAAGGTCATGTAACTGACGGCACCACGCTGATTGCTGCTGATATTCCAGAACTTGACGCCAGCAAGATTACAAGCGGTACATTTACATCAGATCGCCTTGCTGATAACAGCGTTACAGCGCAACAACTTGCTGATTACGGAATTGCTCAAATCAGCAGTACACAGCCAACACCAGAATTTGCTGGTCAGCTCTGGGTTAATCCGACAGACCGCACAGCTTACGTTTGGGTTGGCCAAGTTAGCCCAGCGCAAGGCTATTACCTGCCACTGAATAATGAATTTGGTGCGCAAGCAAACCTGCGTTTTGGGGGTACTTACAACGCAAACACAAATACAGTTGCCACGCTAAACACATACGGTGCTGGTGCAGGTTTGACCGTTGGTTCAGCGCTAACGGCACCAACAGCAGCAAGTGCCGGTATTTACTTGCTGGTTACTACCGCTGGCACGGGTACAGCACCTGCACCTGCTGTTGCGTTGGATGTTGGCGACTGGATCCTGAGCCAAGGTCAAGGTACGACTTGGACGCACGTCAACTTGGTTGGTGCCGGCATCAGCGTGATTGATGCTGAAGACGTAACGTTTGATGGCAGCGCTTTATCACCAGCCATGACTGGTGTTGCCGACGCTGGTGCTGCACTTACGACGCTTTGGGGTCGCAGTCAAATTGCTACGTTGTCCACGCTCGGCATCGTGCTGGAAAGCACCGAGATCACGGTAGACAACAGCACTGGCGCAATGGCAGTTGGTGTCGTTGATGAAGGCACCTACTGAGTCGTGGCATGTCCGGCTTTAATTACAACGGCGAAAACCTGCCCAAGGGTGGCGTAGAAGGCGAGCTGCTTGTAAAGGTCAGCGCTTCTGACTATTACGTGCAATACAAGACGATTACTGAAATTTTGGCCGAATACGAATTTGAGATTGACGAAGGCGAATACTAGACTGAGCCGGTAACGCCGTCCCGCAGGGAGTTAAGGCATGGCCACGTACAAGCACATTCGTAGCGCGACTGCAAATAAGCGCCCGACGACAAGCATTGCTGATGGTCAGCTTGCGATCAACACGAATACCGCAAGCCCCGGACTGTTTTTCAAGGATTCTGCTGGTACTGGCATTGTTAAGGTCGGTCCAGTTCACGTTGGCACGACTGCACCTAATTCCACACCAGCAGCGGGCGGCAGTAGCGGCAACTATCTCGGCGAGCAGTGGCTAGATACTTCCGTATCACCTGCCCAGATGAAGGTGTGGAACGGCAGCGCATGGATTGGTGTTGTTGCCGATGAACTGCCTGTCAGCAAACTGCAGGATGGTGCTGCCCGCCAGTTGATCCAGACTGATGCCGCTGGTACTGGTGTTGAGTGGACCAGCAACATTGATGTTCCAGGCACGCTGGATGTAACTGGTGCCAGCACACTTGATTCAACTTTGAGCGTTGCTGGTGTATCCAGCTTTGCAAGCGGTAGCGCTGCAGCACCTTCGCTGACATTTACTGGTGATACAAACACGGGTATTTATCGCCCCGGCGCAGATCAAGTAGCCATCTCGACTAATGGGGTTGGGAGACTCTTCATTGATGCGAGTGGCAGGGTCGGCATTGGTACATCGCCAGCCAACGACTTTGATGTTGTTAAAACATCATCGGGCGCCACCTCTACTG